ATACAACATATACCAGATTGAGTACAAATAATGTCTGATATTATTGAGTTTACTTTTGAGTATTGGTTTTGGTTTAATTGTGGGTTAAAATTTTCATTTAAACCTGTAGGTTTCATGAAGGCTCCTTGAGTACTTGGAGTACTTACAAAATCCCAACAAAGAAGTTCAAAATCATCTTGTACTTCTACTGTACCTTCTCCTAAGGGTTGCACTGAACCCATACCACGAGATGAAATACCCACTGTAATATTATTAGCAAATAATTCTCTTAATATATTACCTGATGGTGTTGGTAATATTTCTATTTTACCCATTAAGTCATCACCCTCCCACCATAAGGATTTAATGTTATGTGATACATTTTTTAAATTAATTATTGTGGATTCAGGGTGGTCTAATTCCCCTAATGCTCTGTTTTCTGCTATAGAGGTTTCTATATACTTTTTAACTTCATTTTCCAAAATTTGTTTAGGATAAACTCTACCATTTTGGTTTTTAGCTTCAGCTCTTTGAACTACACCTTCAACAAGCAAATTTTTAGCCCCTTTAACTCCCTCAGTTAATTGAGTAGTTTTAGGGGTAAAAATTGAATATTCTATTAATAATGATTTGCTCATATTATCCGATAGTTACAGTATTACCTTGTTTTAATTTATTTATAGCATCAGTTTTACCAACACCTGATAAAGAACTAAATTTTGGATCTTTTTGAGCATCATCCACCGCGTCTTTACCAGCATAAGTAGTACCTTCTTTCATTTTAGCTTTAGCTTCTTTAACCATTGACATAAGATTTTCCATTGGAATACCTGTAGACTCAGCATATTTTTTATAAATGGCTTCTTGTTTTTCTTTTAATGGAGATGAATCAGCATTAACATCTGCTACTCTACCAGCATATTGACCATGCTCTTCTAGTGATTTATCAGCTACATAATTTTGAAAATCTTCAATATAATCTTCTACTGTATCAAACTCATCACCTGATTTAGATAAAGATATCATATACTGTTTTATTTCTCCTTTATTAAAGGCCAGGGGAATTAGAGCTTGAGCTATCTCTCTTGTAGATATTTTATCTTCTTTTAATGGAGATGAATCAGCATTAACATCTGCTACTCTATCAGCATATTGGCCATGCTCATCTAAGAAGCTTGAATCATTATAAAATTCTTCTCTTTCATCATCACTCATTTCATCATTAGATTTTGGAGTACCATCTGCATTGTAACCTGGTCTAGAGGATGTTCCTTCTCTTATTATATTTTTCTTACCTTTACCAATTTTATCAATTTCTTTTTTGGTAGCTTCAATCCATTCATGACCCACTTCACTTTTACCATGCATTTTTTCACAATAATATTGTGAATTTTTAGTTAAATTGGTTAATACTTTTTTCTGGGCTTTAAGTATGTTATCTTCAGATAAATCTCCTGAAGTTGCAGGTATATCCATGATTTCTAATTCATAATTCATACCTCTAGTATACTCATAGGGGTTAACCATATCAATGGTTTTAGCTATAATATCTACTTCTTGTTTACCTTCAGCTTTTTTAGCTTCTTTAGCTTCTTTATGAGCTTTTTCTGAGATGATTGATTTATTTTTTAATATCTTGACAGCATCATCAAATGAATTACTAGATGATACCATATCTAAATTTTGGTCTCTACGAACTTCATAAAGAAATTTTTGTTTGGTAATTTTACCATCTAAATATTGAGTATATAAATTTTGTATTGTCATGATATATTATTTTCCTTGTCCTTTATATAATTTTTTATAATTTTTAGAACTTTTTAAATTGGATGTTTTATTTTTGGCGTGAATACCAGTTCTAGAAATTTTAGGTTTGTCTATTTTTACAACTGATGAAGCGGATTTAATTTTAGCTGCCATTATTCTGTTAAGTTATTAATTTTAGTATTAATTTCTTGAATTTTTTCGTTTATTTTATTTAATGATTTACAAGTACGTTCTAAATATATAATCCCTTCATTATTTTCTTTTAACTCATCTTTCATTCTAGTGGTAAATTCAACTAACCTATTAATTTCATCTAATCTACGTTGAATTGCTTTAACTCCTTCATGTAATTGTTGTTGAGGTGTTCTTGTTTTTACTTCTTTTTTAAAAGTACTATATCTGGCTTCATTTAAATTTTTGGATTTGAAAGCATATTTTGTTAAATAACCTCCAGCAGCCCCAGATGTAGACATTTCCTCCAAATATTCAAACATTACTTGTTTGACTAATTCTTTTAATTTATTTTTTTCCATTATGAATTTTATTTAATTCATCATGCAATTCTTGATATTGAAGTAATGATATTATATGCTCATCCTTTAATTTTTTAGATTCCAATACTGGTTCTATTAAGTTAATGGTTTCATTAATTTTAATTTTTATTGTAGCATCTTCTATTTTAGGTAGAATTTTTAACAAAGATTCCTTAAGTGAAATAAAACTGGTATTAACAAAGGATTTTAATTTAGTGGTATCTGTAATATTAACAATATATTCTTTTAATACTTTTTTTTGTTCATTTGATAAGTTATCAAACTTAGTATTAAACTTCTCTAACATTAATTTATAAACTAAAGATCTGGTACCTTTATCTAAATCTTGAAACTCATTTATCATTGGAGATGAATCAGTTTGTGTAGTAGGTAAAGTAACATTTTCTATAATGTTTAATTTAGAATTAATAATAATTTCTAAATTTTTAACAGGAGAAGAATTAGCTTCTAATAAAGTATAAGTAGCAGAAAGTAATTTATAATTAGAAATTTTGGCTTTAAAAAAATCATCTAAATCAAAATTATTTTTAATCTCTTTAATTAAATTATATTTTTCTTTTGCTAATTGATTTTTATCTAAAGTTTTATTTATTTCTAATAATGTAGAAATAATTGTTTCAGCTTTAGCTTCACTAATATTATGAGCTTTAGATATAGTCTGGTATATTTTGTTTTCTTTAGCTAATTCACTATTAACAAAGAATTTCTTGATTAAATTAACAGCTTTAGAATCATGGTTAGATATAGTGTCAGCAGTTATTTTTCTCACAAGAAGTTCAAACAATATCCCGGTATTTTTATACTTATTATGCTTTATTTGTGCCATTTAGTATGGTAAATAGTTATTATTGATTATAAATATTAATCTTACATATCTTCCTTTAAAAGATTGTCCTCATTTAATAAATCACTTTCTTCATATAATTTTACTTTACGTTGAGGGAACATACCTTTTAATGAATTTTGTATTTGATGGTAAGCAGTTTGAGTATTTGCATTTTCTAAAGCTAATGGAGAACCACCTTTATATGCAGTTTTAAACCCTTTAGGTTCTTCACCAGCACCACCCATTTCTTTAGTACCTAATCTATCTCTACCTAATGGGCTATCTTGTGTGTTATAAGTTGATGCTTTTTCTTTTGGTCTACCTAATACTTGATCAGGATAGGTGTCTTTTTTCTCATTATATCCTTTAGGAACATCTCCTGCTTCATATCTACCTGGTCCATAAATTGAAGCTAAGGAATGTGGTGTACCATAAGCTACTCCTGTTTTTGCTGGATCATTTCCTTCGGTTTCAATTTGATCAATTCTGAATTTACGTTTAGCATCTTCAATCATTAATTCTCTATGTTCATCATATTGGTCTTCACTAAATTGGAATATGTTGTCATAAACCCAATCAGATGAAACAATTTTATTTTGGATTAAATCAGTAGCTAATTGAGTTTTTTCCTTTAATAATGCTATTTTTTCTTGTTCATAAATTATAGAAGGAGTAGTTAAAGATAATTCAAAATTAGTTAATGATTCTCCATCGTACCCTTGGGCATATAAATGAACTAAAGCAATTTTTGTTAACTCTGATGTTAATATCTTTTGTATTCTCTCTACTGTACGAGCAAATCTAATATCTTCTGCTGCTAATGTTGCTTTACCTGTTAAATCTTTTTCATATCCAAAATAAGCTTTAGGTACTTTAAGAGCGGCAAATAATTTATCTTTTAAATAATTAATATCCTCAATGGCTGCATAATCCAAACCTTTGGTAGTTTCAATACGAGTTGTTGCATCACCACCTCTTACAGGAATATAAAAATCCTCTAATATATTTTGCATGTTATATTTCAAATTATATTGACCAGTTTGAGGGTCCATATAAGGTGTTTTTTTCATTTTGTTCATGGTACGTTGCATGTAATTTTCAACCTCATTAGGTGGAATATTACCAACATTAACAAAAAATGTACGTTTTTCAGGAGCTCTAACAATACGATGTATTAACATCGCATCTTCCATTAAAGTTAATTGTTTGAAGATTTTACGACCTGGTTCTATATAAGATCTACCATATGGTAGATAATTAAAGTCAGATAATAATCTAAAGTGAGCCATTTCAAAATTATCAAACTCAATTTGGTCATCTCTATTTATAGTCATTTGAGACATTTGTTGGAATCCCAATGGTGAAGTTGAAGTTGAGAAAGAAGGATCATATTTAAATTTTACTTCTTGTGGTTTTGCTGGATTATTTCCTTCTATTCTGATAATGGAATAAGATGAAAATGGTATCACATTATAGATTCCAAATTGTTCTGATATTTCTAGTTTTAAGTAAAAATCTCCATACTTACACATATTACGAGCCCATGACCATAGGTTGAATTCAATATTTAGTACATCATAAAATAAATTATATAGTATTTTTTGTATTGTTTCATCAGAAGAACGTATTTGTAATACTTCTCCTAAATCATTTCTTAAACAAGTTTCATCAGCTAATATATCTAATGTGGAAGCAATAATTGAATCTTGATCCATCATTTCATAATCAGCATATAATTGTACTCTTTGGGTAGGATAAGAAGTATCACTATTATAATTAAAATTTAAACCACCAGTTGTGGTATATATTTTATTATATCTGTCAAATAAAGAGTTTGTCTGTAAAGTACCAAGTTGTTGAATACGATCTGTATCCATTACTTTTAACTGATTACCACCAACGTTTCTTATAATAACGTCAGTAGAAAAAATTCTCTTTAATCTACCAAATAATGAGGTATCTACCATAATGTAAATTGTATTTTATATAAATATTAAATTATCTAAGCAGCCATGATATATCTTCAGTCCCCCCACGCCCATCATCCATTTGATATGGATTTTGAGTGAATGAGTTTGCCGAATAAGCTCCTGGGGCTGTTTGGGTAACTACCCCAAAGTTTCCTAAGGTAGCTCTTGTAAGTTCAATTCCTTGTTGTCTATTTCTTAAAGCGGTATCTCGTAAAAATAAAGTTATTGCAAATGCCATTACTAAATCATCATTATAACCTGATTGGGACTGGGCTTTACCATTTTTCCAAACAAATACTCTTAACTCACTCATTAACCTTTTTGACTGGATTATAACTGATTTTTCATGTATATATGATACTAGTTTTGATATACATAAAGGTCGGGTTTTCATGGAAGTTGTAAATCCAGGTACCATACCTTGACCATTTTCCATTCTAGCCATTTGGTTTTCACTGGCTCCTAATGTAGTATCTGCTTTAGAGGAATAATATAGATTTCTATATCCCCTTTCAATTAATTGTTCAATTACACTCCAACCTATATTAGCGTTTTCTACAACTAATAAAGCATCACAATATTCAGTAGATATTGAAAATAAAATATTTGCAAAATCTTTGGTTGGGATTTGAGCTTTATATTCAGCTACTTGTTTAGCAGCTTCTATATCTAAAATATGAAAAGCAGAATAGTCAGTTCCATCACCTCTAGCAACGTCAGCTACCACCAGATAAGATTTGGTATAATCTGGTGTTTCCCATATCCATAGAGACCCATCTACTCCTCTTCTTTCCATAGGATCTGAAGTAAAAGAATCTTCATAAAAATTAAGCATATCAGGTTCAATAACAGTATCCCCTGATGTACTAAAATCACAATCACATTCTTGAGCGGCGTGTCTTATTCCTAAGATTTCATCTTGATCATCTCTCCATACTTGGTCTCGTTCTGGGTGAACAGTCCATGGTAAGGATAAGGGGACAAATTTATTTTCTTTGGCTTGAGCTTTAGTAAAGGATTTATGGAACCAGTTACCGGTACCATAAGGGGTGGATAAGGCCAAACATTGACCTCCAGTAGCTAAAGTTTGTTGTGCTGATGCAAAAATCTCATCTATACCTTCAATAAAAGCAGCTTCATCAATAATAAGGAATGAAACAGCTTCTGATCTACCTGCATCTGCTGTTGCCCCTACTGCTTTAATTTGTGATCCGTTAGCTAAACGTAGTGATAATTTATTATGTTCCACCGTTTTAATCTGCATCCATTTAGGAAGCGCATCATATGCGAACCTAACCTTGGTAACCATATTTTTCGCTGTTTCTTGTTTAGTAGCGATACATAGAACGTTTTTATCCTTCTGGAATAACATCAACCATAAAGAATAAGCTGATGCTAGAGTTGAAATACCTAACTGTCGGGATTTATTGATAATTGTATATTCATTCTTTTGAAGTTGTATTAATACTTTTTCTTGGAATATATAAAGGTTAAATTGGATTCTACCTTTTTGAGGGTGTTGGATCCAATAATATTTCTTCATCCAGTAAACTGGATCTTGGGCACATCTAAGCCATTCTTGTTTAATAATCTCCTTTAATGGGAGTTGAGTATTTTTGGGCATAACTTATTTTTTATTTTATTACAGGTCTTCCCCACTCATTAAATCAGCAGCACTCATTTGTCTTGGAGTTATTTTTTTCTCTAATGCTTTTTTCTCAGCTGTTAAATCTTTTAATTGAGCTATAATATTTGCTTCTGCAGGTGTACCTTTAACCTCTTGGTATTCTTTGGCTAAAGATTTCATTTTTTTAGTTACTTGAGCTAATCTCTCAATTTTAGTACCTAATCTTTTATTACCTTTAGCAGCTTTTATAGCTTGATTATTCATTTCTTCTTCATCAGATTCCATACCTGATGATATATCACTTGGTATTAAGTCAGCTAATTTAGTTGAATTAGATTTTGGATTAGTTATTTTTAATTTTGAAGATTTGGTTTTTGGAGCAGTAGATGCTTTATTTGGATCAGCTAGTTTATCTGTTTTGACAGTAGATGGAGAGGACCCAACTTGAACAAAGGCCGCTAATTCTTTTTCTAATACTCCTCTGGATTTTGGGTTATTAAAAGTAGCCATATCTTTACCAGTTTGTTTAGCTAATTCTTTATAATCAATTTCTCCAGTTTTTTCTAGAGTATCTAAAGTATTATATAATGTGGTTCCAGGTTTATATTTTTCTTTAGCGGCAGCAATTGCAGCTTTAGCTTCTGGTGAATTATCTGCTATTTTATAAAATGAAGCCATTTCTTCTAATGTTTCACCTTCATCAATAAAGTCAGTATCAAGGTAATAGTTTTCCATATCATCTTCACTATCAAATCCTTGGTCTTCGTACCCTTCAGCTAATAATTGGTTTCTAAATTTTAATAAATCAATTGAACTCATTTTATATTTTTTAATTAGATTTTAATATAAATATTAAAAGGAAATTACTTTTTTAATTTGATTAATCCTTTCCTCTACTGAGCCTGATATACTATGGGAGTTATTTATTCTATGGGAATATAAATTTAATATATTTTGTATAGTAAAATCAATTAAATCCCTATATTCAGCATTAGTGGCACGAACTCCATTATCTTCTATCTCTACTCCTAAAGGAGAAACATAAAAAATATAATCATATTCATTAATAAAATTACAAGCATATTCTTCAAATAGCAATTTATTGGTATCTTTAATTGATTTAGAAGCATTAGTAAATGCCATTACATCAATAACTGTTCTATCA